TTCCGCTCAGAACAATTCTGTAGTTGTCAAAGAGGGAACTGAACACTCCTGAGATTGTCACTGGTGAAACTGCTGTGCCAACAGTAGCAACACCACCCACAAGCGTTGCATTTGTAACGCTCGACGGTGTTATTTGTGCTAATCCAATGTCCGTTTGCAGGGTACTCATTTGGGCTGCCGTAAGGATTTGCCCCGATGTAAAGGTTTGGTCTGCCATATTGATGTTTCCTTTCTAGAAACTTAAAAGATTAGATGTGCTTAAAGTGCCAAATATGGAATCATTAAGAACAAAGTAGTTATTTTGGTCTGTGCTTTCAAAAGTATAAGAAACAATATGGCTGCCAGGTGTGATGTTATGGCTAATGCCGGACACAATCAGCGTCTGTGTCTCAGTGGCTGGGGTGCCCACCACAAAGTTTTTAACCACTGTGCAAATACTGGTCATGTCAAGGCTCAGCACAATGTTTTGGTCAGTGGTTGATAGAGCTGACATCTCAGTAGATAGCCCAGTAAACCTGAGCACTGGGTTTTTGTACTTACCTAGCAGATAGTTACCAAGGCCAGCAACCTCTGTGGTGGTGCTGTTCAGCAAGTCCGTCAGTGAATACTGCTGAGCCTGATAAAGCGCAATGCTGTCTGAATCGCTGGCTTCTTGTTTTGCGCCTGCTGGCGATTGAGTCACTATGTAGTTATAAAGCAGCTCGTCACCAAATTGGTTAATGAGCGACTGATACCTAAGCCCTGTGCCGTTGGTGTTAAAAGTAGCGCCAGCCACCGGATTAAGAACGCTAGACCTACCCTTAAAAGTGAGGGTGCCGTTAGCGCTCATAAACAAATAGCCCTGCTCGCTGGTGTTTACAAGCTGCAGATAGTTAAGACAGTTTGTGTCTTGGCTAATAGCAAAAGCACCCAGAGTAGAACTGCCAGTGTCAATAGATCGAGCGCCTTGATAGTTAATCTCTGGCAAGTCCAGCACTGCGTCAATACGTGCACCTGTGGCCTGTGCTGATGGGGTTACAGCGTTTAGCGACTGGTTAGCAAGCACCGTAAAGTTGTCAGAACATGACGCATACATCATGTCTTGGTTGCTGATGTCGTAGTCAAGGTTCCAGTCAGTAATTAAACCTGTGTAAATCGGTATGCCATTAGCCAAGATTTGTACCGGGCATCGTGGCAGTACAAACGGGTAGTAAGGGCTTGAGGTGTTGCTTGGGTTAAGCACTTGGCTGGCGTTGTCAAAAGCAATGACAGCTGTGCCAGCATTGAACTGGTCTAACTGGCGTGAACGGCCACGGGTAATGCTGACATTTTCTACAAGGCTGGTCAGATCAACAAAGGTGACACCACCTAGGGTGCCTCGCCCTGCAGTGTCAAGGACACCATAGAAAGCATCGTCGAGCATGAAAGGTGTGCCGAAACCTGTGGTGCTCTGAAAGCCCACCAGCACTTGCATTGTAGGAACGCTCATGCTGGTGCAAATACCGTTCCACTACGGCGCTGGGCCTTTTGAATGGCAGCAATAATGTCCTGACCTACTTGGTCTGGTGTGGCAACTAGACCAGCGTTTACTGTGATGTTCATACCCATGCCACCAGCCTTTGACAAGGGGATTACAGCCTCTGGGCCTGCTTCGCCTATCAGGGCCAAAGTAGGGCTAGTCACAATGCCGCCTGTAGCCATGGCTTTATAGTCAAGGCCTGCAGGGTTAGCGCCACCAGCTGCACTACCTTCACCACCTAAACGGCCAAGGCTAATTTGACCTAGCGAGCCAATGTCTTTGCCAGGCTTAATTAAGTTAATGCCTTTGATAACTACGTTAATCATTGTGATAAACGCGTTAGCCATGAACTCAAAATTGCTGGCTACTTGGTTAATGACAGCATTAACTACAGCGCGGAAAGTGTCAAACTTTTTGTAGGCCATTACAAGTGCAACGCCTAATGCAACTATGCCAGCCGTGATCAGCACTGCAGGGTTTAACGCCATGGCCGCATTAACCAAAACAACTGCAGCGGCTAAAGCACCGAAAGCAACAGCTACAGCCGTGATTAGTGTTGGGTTGTCCTGTGCCCACGTGGCGAACGATTGCAAGACCGGTAAAGCCTTTTCAAGTATCGGCAACAGTGCAGCGCCCACACCTTCTTTGGCCTCACCAAGGGCAACGCCTAAACGCTGCATCGAGCCTGCAGCAGTGTTAGCAGAATCAGTAGCAGCACCACCAAAAGTGACAGCCATCTCGGCCATTACTTCTTCCATGCTTGCGCCGTCTTTAATCATCTGGCGTAGCTCTGGTGACAGTTTTGCCAAGGCGGTCATGTTGCCGCCATACGCCTTTTCCATAGCCTTAGTGACTGTCTCTAGGCTGATGCCTTTAGCAGCTGCAATGTCCATAGACAAGTTGGCGGCCTTTTGCGCTTCGTCAATGTCCATTGTGGCTCTGACAAGTCCAGCAAGTGCCGGGCGTAACTCATCATCAGTAACGCCTTTTAATTTGCCTTGCTGAGTGATGTAGGACTCGACGCCTGCAATTTGTGCATCAGTGGCTGCAGTCGTTTTCTGTAGCTGACGCGCCAGCATTGCTTGGGCTTGCTCATCTTCCATCGCACCCTTGACAGCATCACCAAGGCCAGCAACTAAACCACCAAGCGCTACTGCTGCATATTTGTTGGCTTTGCCGAGCGCGTACTTAGCCTTGGCTTGCGCGCCTTCTAAATCCTTAAAGCCCTTTTCAGCTTCCTTTAATCCCTTTGGGTTAAATTGCGTAACGATTGGTAGGTAGATAGCCATTAGCCAGATGTCCTTGCTTGTAGTGCGCGGTTAGCGTCAGCGATTACTTCATCAACGGCTTTCATAATGTCAGCAGTGCCTTGCTCTGCAATAAAAGCGCGTGATCGCCACAAGCCACGCTGAGGCCTGCCAAAAACATTGGCAAGCAGATCAGAAAATTGGCTGTTGTTTTTTGTGCCTGCCTGGCTAAACATTGCGCCAGCTGCGCTTTTCTGCACCAGCGTTACTAATGGTGTTACACCTGATCGAGCGCGCCCGCCCACCATAATTTGCACACCTTTGTCCACAGCAGTTTTGTTGTAGCCCAGCCTGCCTTTGTTGCCCCAGCCACGAATCATGCTCACACCAATTTCTGACGGAAACTGCTTACGGCCTTCCTCAAGCATTGCCGGGCTACTGGCCTTAATCTTGGCGGCAGCCTTAAAGCGCGCTGACTTGTCTAACTTGCTGAGCTCTGACAGTGCCTGCTTCAAGCCTGTAATTTCGGCGCTTGTTTCTAGGCTCATTGCTTTCGGCTTTCGTTTAACAGCTTAATCGTGGTATTTAGATCAGCAATATCAAACTCTACAGCAGGTGGCCACCAGCCTGTGGCTACTAAGAGACTTGCTAGGGAATGGCGGTAGGTTCCGCTTGGGTAGGGTTTGCCGGATCATTGTCCACCACTTCTAAAGTCACTAAACGTTTAATAAAATCATCGAGAACTACGGGCACTGTGATGCCAGCAACTTTGGATGACTCGTACGCCATAAAAGCCAAGTCCTCAATGCTGATGCCTTGCTCACCTATGGTGCTGGACTTGCGCTTATATTTGCGTTCCCATTGCACAATGACAAAGAGGCTTGTGGTGACTTCGTACGGGCCTTCGCCCGTGTCTACCTTGAGAGTTAATTTCATGTCGGGTTCCTTTGATTATGGGGCTGTGACGTCTCGCGTGTAGGTTCCGCCAATAAACGAGGCGGTAATCATTGAGAGCTCTCCAACCGACCCTGTAATCGGCGTGTAGTCCACGAGCTGCATGTTGATGATTGTGAACTCTGGGTTAGATGCTGATTCTGTGACGCCTGATGGCGAGATGGTTAGTTCGGTGGTGCCTGTGCCTAAATTGGCAAACAATGTCTGCTCGACTTCGCCAGCGCCATAAGACAAATACATCTCAAGCTCTACAGCAACAGTTTGCAGGCCCGGCACGAAGCGATGGCCAGTGTCGCCAAAAGCGGTGCTTTCAAGGCTGTCTACGCCAAGTGTGACTGTGGCGCTACGGCACTGGTCTGTCA